GTCCTTTAAGAATGTCAGCTTTGGTAATTTTACCATCTTTGTTCAGATCTGGAAAAGACTTACCACCATCTTTCATTTTCTTTTTAGGCTTACCTGATTCCACCATCTTAGCAATCTTACCTGTTGCGTAGTTAGATTTAGACTTAGGGATCATCTTATCAGGAAACATTTCACTACGAACTGAATCTACAGCAGCCTTTTTCTTAGGCATAGACTTACCAACTTGAGCTTTTTTAACTTTCATTTTATTTCTTTTTAGATTGTTTTTTAACTACAGCCTTCTTAACAGCAGCTTTTTTAGCTACCACCTTAACTCCTTTCTTACCTTTGATAGCCTGACCGCTATAACGAATTCCTTTACCTGGAACAGTTTTCCAGCGAGTGCCTTTTTTATCTTCACCACCTTCAAATCCTTTAGGAGCTACATCTCCAGGGAAATCCCTTTCATATGCTTCACGTGATTCCAAAAGAATTCGAGATCTGATATCATCTTGTTTACTAGCTTTAGGTGTCTTACCTGGTTTATAAGACTCACTGCTATAGCTTGAACCTTTCATACGCACAGGTCTACACTTTCCACCAGCACCTGGAGGACATTCAATGTCCCCACCTTCACGATACTTTCTTACTTTTTTAATCTTTGCCATTATTAATATTTTAGCAGTTCCATTTTCTTAATGCTAATGCTTTTCTAGTAGGTTTACCATTTGGTTTTTTCATAGGACCCTTAACTCCTGACATCCTTGCACAAAAGCTTTTTCTTCTTTTGGCAGCCTTACTACCCTTCTTTAACTTTGAAGGAGGTGTGGTTACTGCCATCTTAAGCTTAGATCCAGGGTTTTCTCTTCTATATGAAGCAACACCCTTAGCATTCAAGCCTCCTTCAGGATTCTTTCCTTCAGATCTTTGCCAGGCTGGGGATTTACCACCAGATTTCATGACTTTTTTAACTGTTGCCATTATTTACCTTTTCGCTTTGCAGCAATTTTCTTAAATGTTTTAGCCAGAGCTTTAGCTTTTCCTGTACATCCAGGTTTGGTGATAGGGGTGCATTTACCTTCTGTACCTCTACGTTTGATAGAAGCAGCAGCTTTTTGCATCCACTTTTTATCTGTAGCCATGGTTATTTCTTTTTAGCTTTTAATTTAGCTCCATTCCTAGATTTAGTAACTTTACCACCTTTTTTAAGATCTTCTATTTGTACCATTCTGCCTCCTGCTTTTGGTGCTCCTTTTAAAAATCCTTTAACTGTTCTTTTTTCTTTTATATCCCTTGCTACACGATTATTATCTTCATCAATTAGATGTGTTGTTTTCTTTCTATAATTTTTATCATTGCTTTTTACAACACTTGTCATAGGTTTTTTTGAACCCTCACCAAAATTTTTATATTTAGGATCTTTCCAAAAATAATCTCCAACCTCTTTACCGTTTTGAGCTTTTTTAATCTTTTTAACTGTTGCCATTTTATTTCTTTTTAGAGGATTTACCCTTAGCACCAATTGTACGCTGTTGCACCTTTGTCCAAGCACCTTTTGGATCTACCATAGGAGCTTTCTTTCGTTTGCCACCAACACCTGCAGAGATGTTTTTAGCTTTTGACATTGCTTTTTCCATTATTTAGACTTTTTGTATTTATAATCAGGGTTGTCCTTGTGCCACTTCTTTGTAGCAGCTACACCTTCCTTTACAGTTTTGGATTTAGCCTTCTTGGTGAGGTTGATTGTATCCCATTGACCCTTATCCTTTGTAGGATGGTTTACAATTATGTCTCCAGGCTTAGCTTTGGCACTCTTTTTAGCAGCTTTATAAACCACATGCTTCTCACCACCAGCTTCAACAGTCACCTTTCCACCCTTTTTGAGGGTAGATCCTTTCTCAGGTCCTTTCTTTTTAACCAAGGGACCATTAGGAACAGGCGTAACATTGCGCATCCTTGGAGCAGATTGCAGTAGTTTTTTAATTGTAGCCATCACTTCTGAGATTCTATCAAACAAATTGAACATAATCCGTCTTTATCTAATTCTATTATATGGATGCCACAGAATTTCATTTCTTCTTAGAGGCAGCCTTACCACCAGACTTATACTTGTAAGTAGTGGTGCCACTTTTAGTTGTCTTAGAAACTCCTTTTGCTTTTCTTTGAGCAGGAGTCATTTTGTCAATATACCTAAGTGCTTTCTCATTATACTTTTCAGTAGAGTCTTGAAAGTCTGATGCTTTCTTCTTGTAGTAACCTATTGAATCTACAGATGCACCTTTTTGAGCCTTTTTTGCCTTTGCCATAGTTATTTCTTTTTAGACTGTGCTTTTATTTTACGCTCTTGTTTGAGCATTTGTGCTGTAGGTTTCTTACCTGAGCCTTTGTTAGCACGGATGTTATCCCAGAGACCTCTCTGAGAATAGCTTCCATCAGCACGTTTGATCATTTGTTTACCACCAGATTTCATTTTCTTAGATTTAACAGATTCAATCGAATCTTTCTTTGCAGATTCTTTAGCTTTTCTAGCAATCTCCAATCTCTCTTCTGGACTTAGTGTACCTGGATAGGTAACTAACTTACCTTCTGATACAGCATATCTAGAGTCTTTACCAAGTTTTTTATTAATGCCACCCCATCCTGGAGATTTAAGTAAAGAGTCAATAGGTTTTCCTATATACTTTTTCTGAGAATTTCCTATTTCCTCTTGTGTTCTTGCAAATGCTTTCTTTCTGTTAGACTCTTTCATCAAAGAATCTGACTTAGATGTACCGAATTGAGCTTTTTTAACCTTTGCCATTACAATGAGCTTTTATCCTCTTCAGGCACTTCCTTAACAACACCATTTTCTACAGCTCTAGCCAGGGCTTGTTCAACAATTTGATTAGCCTTGTCAGCCAGAAGGATTCTCTGGGATTCTGGAGTGTTTAGAACAGCACGAAGAGCGTTTAACAATACACCAAATTCTCCTCCAGATACGACAAATAGATCATCTTCTGACCATCTGTACTTCTTATTAGGATCATAGCTAGGAGGGGTTGCTTGTTGTTCTTGATCTTTTACGATTTCCATACGTTAAATTTTTGGTTTTAGGGGCGAATATATGTAATTTTTATGAAATTACCAAATTTATTTTAGGCATTTACGTTAACAACAGTGAATACATCTGATGCGTTATAATACCCAAGTCTTACTACTCCTGCACTATTTTTAAATATTTGTTTAGAATAGTCACCATAAATTATAGTAGCTGCTGATATGTCAAATGTTGCATTAGCATAATTAGCTTCTATATATGATATTGTTTTTCCTGTTAAAGTTCCACTTGATGAGAAATTAAATGTACTACTACTTAGTGTGTTATTAGCTATATTACTACTAATAGTTAATGTGTTACTATTAATATAACTAGCATCTAATCTGTTATTATAAATACCACTATTACTAGATAATGTATTACTATCCATAGTACTACTATTAGTCAATGTGTTATTAAGAACATTACTACTAGTCAATGCGGAACCACCAATAGTACATTGACCGTTTAATACATTTGAGCTAATAATAGAACCATTAAGTGTATTAAAATTAATACTACTATTATCGTTTATTGAGTTATTCAAAATCATAGAAGATGATAATATATTGTCTGAAAATTCAGAATAAGCAGAAAGTGTATTAGTTTCTATTGTCGAACTAACATCTAATTGATTGTTTAGTATTTCAGATGAGTATACATCACTATTATCTATCTTTGAATTATCATTTAATACATTAGATGAAAAAACACTACTATTTAGCGTATTATTGGCCATTCTAGAATTGCTAGATAATGCATTTTCTGTTATACTACTATTATCATCTAATGTATTATTATAAATACTACTACTACTAGTTAATGTGTTATTACTAATATTACTACTAGTTAATGTGTTATTCAATATACCACCAATAGTCAATATGTTACTGTCGATACTAGCAGCAGTTAATGTGTTATCGCCTATACCTGAATTACTTAATATGTTGTTGTAGATAGAACTATTATTAGTTAATATATTATTAATACTACTATTAGCCAATGTATTATCGTATATTCTACCATTACTAGTTAATGTGTTATTGGAGATAGAACTATTAACGTCAGTTATATTATTGTACATATAACTTCTTTGTGTCAATGTATTATGCCACAAATAACTACCAATGAAATTAATGCATTCTAAATATGAATCTTTTACATAATTAGATTGAACACCAATGGAATTATAATCAATAGTGTTAAAATCTTCATTACCATTACCCCATTGGAAGTCTTTGATAGGGTTACCAAAACCAAATACAAATACATCAGGACTAGCAAATTCATAAAATACTTGGAAGTTTCCATCAACATCATTATCCCACCTATCTTTTCTTCTGATAATCATGTCATGGATGTAGTCATAATGTATTACATCTATTTCTACATTATAATCTGTACTATTAAAAGGAACTTCTTGCCAATTAACAGCATCTAGTGTATGTTTATCAACAAATGACCCTACGTTTCCTGTGAGATTAGTCCAATGTTTTCCTCCCCAAATTGCGTCCTGACCTATTGTGTAAGATGGGCTCACTGCACCTGTTATGTCTGCTGTTACACCTAATCCATTATCAATAGTTGTGGCTAATGACCAATCTCCTGTCAAGAATATCAAGACATTCAAAGCTACAAATGTAGCTGTGGCTCCATTGTCTGCAGTGATTGTATCACCATTGCTAAATGCACCACCTACAACATTGGTTATTGTGGGGAACATATAGCTATTATATATTCCATATCCATTGTTAGGTGTTGCTTGAGAGTTTAAATACTTGGGGTTGTAGAAAATACCATGTCCAGCTAGCTCAAGTTCGTTAGTTGTAGCTGCCTTGAGTATAACTGTTGTTCCTCCATATAAAGGCACATCCACTCCAGATATAATATATGTGCTCCCTGGAACAAGTGCATTTGAAGAAATCAATACATCTATTTCAGCTTTTGTAACACTTGAAGCTCCTCCTGAACCACCAGGAATAATGTCTTCTAAATTCAACCAGCCCTTATATCCGTTCTTTTCTAGGGCCCAATATCCAGTTTTGATGTAATGTGGCATATGTTAATTTAATTCTATTTCAAAAACAATTGTTGCTGAGCTCTTTATACTCTTTGACAAATTCAACTTAATTTGTAATAAGTTATGCAGTTTCAATATCTCTTCCAATAACATTTGGTTGTATTTTGGAAGGGAAGGAGCAAGCCTAAAGTGGTATGCATCAGGGTGCCTTGTCACTTCTAATATTGAAAGCTCATCTACAGAATCAATAATTCCCTGAAGATGTGCCAGATAAGCTAATTCATTATCTGGCATCACTTGTGGGAAGAATTTTGTTTGTACTTGCATTACAAATATCTTAATGAGGTGTTATTTCTTCTAGTTCCTATTAACTTAGCTAATAGTGTATTTTTAGAAATTCCAATACTCTGAGCAGCTTCTCTTGCACAATCAAATATCTCACCTGTAACTGTATTAATTACCTTTTTTGAGTTTGGATTATTTTTTCCAGTTCTTTTTTTATTTGATTGTATTATTGCTACTCGGGTTTGTTCAGAAGGTTTTTGTCCTCTTACCCCATGAGACTTACCTTTATTTGATTCTGATATTCTTTTTTTAGTTTCTTCTGAAAGAACAAATCTACCTTCTTTATTAACCCTTACACTGTTGTATTCAGGATTATATAAAAGTATATATTGGTTTTCTCTTCCTAGAATCTTTTCTGGATAACTATGATGTTCAATTACAACAAACTCAAAGTTCTCCTCTCCGTATTTATTCCAAGATCGCTGTAAATACTTGTTGTGATGTTTGTTTTTTCTTAGACTATTTCTATGTTGACAGAATCTTTTTTTAATATTCACACTACTACCAATATAAATGTTATCATTTACAATATTGCGTATGACATATATACCACAGTTTTTGAGAATTCTAATGCGTTCTTCTCTCTGTACAAAAAACTCTTGTTCAGTCAACATTACGATAGAGTTAGTCTATATTTAATTTTTGCACCATTTCCAGACAAGGATTGAGCTATATTTTCAATATCAGGCATTCCATTAGAACCTCCAAACTCTTCAAGTTGTTTTGCAAAAGTCATGAGTTCAGAAATCACTTGATCAGGCATACCTGCACTGTATTGTTTAATTGTTTCTACAGGCATAGCTTTAGTTCTTGTTCCTGTATAGCCCATGATTTTCTCTACAATCTCATCTTTAATATCACTTACCATTTCATAAGCGTCTCCTAAAGCTAAATGTTCAGCCAAAGATTTAGTTTGCCAGTGTAGTTCGTGTAGCTGTAGATGAAAATAATTCAACTTAGCTTTGATTGAGTCCAGGTTTAATGATATTGATTTAGACATCATGTCTTCTGGAAATAGGGATTTTGCCATTTTATGTTTGTTTAAACTGTTACTATTGTTACGGTGTTATTAGCCTGAAGGTATTGTATATCTCCATCTGGATTACCAGCATTGCAAGTCATAAGTGCAGAAGGTACAGTAAGAGTGATTGTACTCCCTATAACAGTAAGAAACACACTATCATCACCAACTGTTCCTCCTAAATCTGTACAAGATGGTAAATTTATCACTTGTAAATCTCCACAAAGTTGCATTGCATTTGCACCTAGTGTAGTTAAGTTTGGTAAGTCTATTGTACTTAAAATAAAAGAAAATGAAAAAGCTCCATATCCAGCACTAATTAAACTAGGCAAACTTAAATTAATAAGACTTTGAGCATTTACAAAACAACGATCACCAATTGTAGTTAAATTCGGCAAATTCACGGTTGTTGCTGCATAACATTGATTGAAACTTTCATCCCCTGCAGTTTGTAATGAAGGAAAGTCTATGTTGATAAGACTCTCACAACTTGCAAAACTTCCGTAAATATTAGTGGGTGTTACAGTTTTTAATAATGGAGCATATACTGTTGTTAAAGAAATACAAGCGTAAAAACAAGAGTCTTCTATTACTTCTATTGTATCAAGATTAACTTCTACAAGATTACCACAATTTTCAAAACATCCATAATCATCTTCAACAGAAAAAGGTAATGATTTACAATTAGGAAGTGTTATAAGAGTCAATTCGTCACAATTGTAAAAAGACATTTTTCCACCTGCTATAATTGCCCCTGTATCAACAATCTGAAGCAAATTATTATTTGCTTGAAAAAGATAGTCTTTAACTGTAATGTCTGATGCACCATACAACACAACTGTTGTACCATCAATTTCTACTGATGTAAAAGAATTTCCAAGTGTAGGAAGATCAAAAAAAGTATTCCAATCAGATAAATTAGAAGCATCTCCTACAAGAATACTTGCATTTTCAATACTATTAAAAGTTAATCTTAATACGAATGAAGACGGTACTGGTCCATTACAACACTCATAGGCATTGATCTCTGACCAATTACCCATACCTGGTTTGAATCTGTTTAATATAAGACCACCAGGAACTGCTCTACCAGAACCATCATATCTAACGTATGCTTTTAAATCTCTTTTGTTACTCATGTCTATTAAATTAAGGATAGATACGAATTTCTATAGGTGTATTCCAAAGTCTTTCATCTTCAGGTGCAAGTGTTCCAGCATTCCATCTCCGTGTAGAAATATAAACTTCATCATTGTCTACATTTTGAACAGCACCTGCCAAAAAAAGATCTACTATTCCGTTTTGACCTATAAATATTACAGTTTTATCACCTAATATAGAATTCACAACGTTAGTTTTTAGTTTATAATTACCTACACTAGCATAAATAGGAGTGAATGTCAACCCTGTTGTATTTTCTAAAACTGATAAGGTTGGAGCATTTGTTACTTCTTGATACAATAAACCTGTAAATAATGTGTACGATCCTCCTCCAGCTAAATTAGCTACATCTTGAGCTGTAGCTTTAACTGTACTTCCACCTTGAACAAGTGCTAATTCTTCAGTTCCTGTTAAAGGAGTTGTAGCACTAGAGAGTTGTGAAATTTTTTTATCTGCCATTGTTTGTTATTTTAAAGAATTATACGATCTCCGTTTTCTTGTAAAAGAAGATTCTGATTATTTTGTGTACTATTTTCTAATAAGAGAAAGTCCCCACTTTCAATAAACGGATCACAACACTCATGTGCTTGAGTTTGTTTCCAGTTACCTACTTTTGGTTTAGATCTCTGAAGAATATTACTTCCAGCTATAACTCTCCCAGAACCATCATACCTAACGTAAGATTTAAGATCTCGTTTATTACTCATGTCTTAAATTTTATAGTGGTGGAGCTTCAGTTGTTGTGGTGGTGGTAGTGCTTATATAATTGCAGCACTCGTAAGCTGGAATTTCTACCCATTTACCCACCTTAGGCTTCTTCCTTCTGAGAATTAGGCTGCTGGGAACAATTCTCCCAGAACCGTCAAAGCGTACATAAGCTTTGAGAGGGCGTTTGTCAATTGTGGCCATAATCTAAATTATATTTGTTTTTAATATTGAATAACTGTTTTAAGTAGTAGTGATTACAGAGTGTTCTGCTTTTCTCACTATCAAGCACCTCGTAGATGTGTGGGTCTTTAAAAGGACTATCACCTGTGTGGTATTTGCCCTTATAGAATGTAGGAATGTCACCCTGACTATCTCCTACAATTCCTGCATTATGCAGGATGCCCACCCTCTCAAGTTTGGATATATGATCTGAGCTCCATGCAAATTCCATTTCTGGAATGTTTTTTGTCTCTTGTTCCCTCAACCAGAGGTTCCAGAGAACAGCCCACATGTCTGCACACCAAGATTGATATCCTTTACTTTCGTTCTCGAAGTAATCTTTATTTATATTTCTGAGGTAGGTTCTGATGATTAAGCAATCGTTTAACACCTTTTCCCAGAAGCTTGCGCCTATGTTCTTCAGGAGATATTGTGCACCCCCTGAATGTTCATTGTTACGCTCACAGATTTCCCTGGTGATTCCTATCATGCTTGTAACCTCTGAAAGGACATCCCTGGTTTTGTATTCTTCTAGTTTCTCTGGAAGAACATCTTTAATCTTACTATCAAAATATGAAGCGTTGATGTAACTGTTTGTATCTGAGAGATAACATACATCATCCTCCAGGTAGCTGTCTATGTTGAAGTTCTCTGTGAAAACAACATCGCTGTCACAATAGAACACAGCTTTGTTCACCATTTCTGGGTGAGCCTGGAAGTATTTCATCAATGAATAAGGGCGTAACACAGGAATGTACACCCTAAGCATTTGGCTAATCTTGTCTTCATCCTTGACATAAAAGAACTCAGATTCTGGATAGAGATCTGCTACCTTTTGCCATGCTTCATTTCTTTCCCTGAAGTCTGGAGTGAACACCAGAACAATAGCTTTATCAGAATGTCCAAGTGCTTTGAGACTTTCTAGCCACATATGCACTTGCCAGATGTAATAATTATCGTCTGGTTGTGCACAGATGAATTTCAAATCCTTCATATATGTAGATGTTTGTTGGTTTTATATATTGTAGCTCTATGGAGCTGCTGTAGTTGTCGTGGTTGTGGTTGAAAGAGTACCAGTTACCTGAATCAACTTCTGAAGCTGTTTACTAATCTGCCACAGTAAGTTTGATTCTTGACTCCACCCTATCTGTCTTGGAGATATAGCCATATCAGTTATATTATTTATTTAATATATATAATTAATTATACGAATGCAAATGTCTTAGTCACTCCTCCAATTCTCATTTTAAGGTCAGTACCATCAAACCATATATCGCCATTATTTGGTGATGTTGGAGCAGTACCTGCTTCTAAATATATATGAGCCTTTGCTGTGGTAGAGGCAGCGATATTAATCCAATCTCCCGTGTTTGCCGTAGAACCAATAGCGACATTTCCATTAAAATAGTTGTTCGCAGTACCATTCATATACAGATTCCACCTACCTGTCCCACTTGCAATATTTCCGTAAAATCCGAAATTATTTGTAGCACTGGTAAAATTAGAACCTACAAAATATCCATATTGTGATCCAATAGTAGATCCAGCACCAATTGAAACCTCATCTGCTGAAAAATGTGTAAAAGTTGTGACTGCTGCACTGGTTGCAGTTCTTAAAGCAGATGATATATTAATAGGATTTACAGATCCTACTGCATTACTGGCATCAGATCTGATGCCATAAACCCTTGTAGCTGTAAATGACAAAAATTGTCTTAAAGCAACTACATCTAATGATGAATTAGTGCCAATACCTAATGCACCAAATAATACATTTGATGCAGATCCAGTACCATACAAGCCCCATCCAGTATTGTTTGACCATTCAATAGATCTCCAGTCAGCAGCAGCAGTTAATGTAGGAGAAATGAATAAACCTCTGCTTACACCATTAGCACCACCAGTTTGATTGATTGTATTAGTTAATCTTAATGAATTAAATGTAGAAGTACCAGAAGTAGGCACAAATGTACCTTGAACATTCACTACATTTGATTCACCAGCTGCACTATTAAATCCAAAACCAGTTGCAAAACCTAACCATAGTTTACTATATGCTGAATTTGTATTTTCATAACTTCCAATCATGTAACCATCAGCACTTGCCTGATTTACAGTAGCACTATTTGAAGTTGCATAAATAAATAAGGAAGAATTACCAGTGCCCATTTGTACGTAAGTAGGTGCAGCAGTTGATCCTAATTCCAATAGTCTATCGTTCCTTACAGATAGAATTTTTACAGATGCTGAGTTTTGTATTAATAATGCATTTGTTGCTGAAGTTGTTCCACTACCTCTTAGTAAAGTATCTCCAATAACTTGTAACCTTTGACCACCATCTGTAGTGGTTCCCAACAACAAGTTGCCAGCCATATAGTTGTTCGCAGTACCATCTAAATATAGGTTGTATTTATTTGTACCACTTGATACCAAACCTCTAAATGCAATAATAGTTGTTCCAGTAATAAGATTACCAACATGATATCCAGTTTGGGTTGTTATTGTAGTACCAGCGCCTATTGTCCCTTCGGTTGCTCTAAAGTGCATATACTGGGATAAATTGACACTAGTATTAGTATTCATATCATTCCAAAAACCTGCTGCCAGTGTAGTTACCGCAGTAGATACGTTTCCTAATTGATAAATACCTGATGCAGTTGCACCACCAACGATTGGTAATGCAGTATAAAACGAACTTTCTATTGACGCAGTTGATCCTAATTGAATTCTACCACCAAAATATGACTTTGCACTTCCAGAACCATACAGACCCCATGTACTATTGTTTGTCCATTCAATTGCTCTGTAATCAGATGCAGATGTTATTGTAGGTGCAATATATATCCCTCTTGTTACACCACTTGCACCACCCGTTTGATTGATTGTTGGACTTACTAAAAGTGTATTAAATGTTGCAGTTCCACTTGATGGGGAAAATGTTCTAAAGAACTCCATCATCGCATATTGTCCAGCTGCTGGACTTTGTGTACCACCTTTTAAAAGCAATTTACCGCTACCACCATTAATAATATCAATAACTAAACTTGCTCCATTTACATCTAAAGTTCCAGCATTATTACCTGAATATATTCTCGGATTTTCACTAAATGCTCCGTAACCAGTAGTGCCGTCATTTAAAATTCTAAATAAATTTGTTGAAGAACTATTTTGAATAGTCAGTGCCAATGTTGTACTTGTAGATCCACTACCCTTTAAAAATGTATCACCATTTACCTGAAGCCTCTGACCTCCTGATGTTGCTGTACCTAACATTACTGATCCAGCATCATCAATAACTAAACTATTACTTGAACCAGTATTATTGTGAAATCGTGCAGTCCATGTAGCTGCTGTATTACCTGAACTTTGTACAAATAACCTTGAAGATCTGTTATTAATTATGCTATCTCCAATTTGTAAATTTCCATTAGAAGTGATACCAACTCTTTCATTTAAACTATAACTATTATCAGTAGTTAACCATCTTATTCCAGTAGGAGGATTTCCAATTGTAGGAATAGAAGTAGTAAAATACTCCATCCTTGCTACACCTCTATAAGCACCATCCAAATATATATTACCAGTAATTCGCATAATTCCACCTGATGCAGAAACATCAGTTGGAGAAGTTATTGTACCATTACTTGTAAAAGTATTAGTACTTACTACACCATTACTACCTCTTAATAAATGTAATGGTGATGAAGCATCATCATTATTATAAATTCTAACTAATCCTAAATCGTTTGTAGTTTTTACCTCTAAATTACTTAATGGTGTACTTGATTTAATACCTAACCTGCTATTAGCAGCATCCCAGAATAGGTTATTAGATCCTGTTTGTGTGCTTGTACCATTCCAATAGGAGATCTGACCAGTTGCACCAGAACCCGTCACTGTACCTGTACCAGGACCACCTATCAAATCCCATCCTGTACCATTGTCTCTATAGAAAGCAAATGTGTCTGTAGAAACGAACATTCTTCCAGTCTCACCAGGACTGGGGATGTTTACAAGAGTGCCTGCAAAAAATGAAGGAACACCCTGTTCGTTAGTTATCTTGGTGTTCAAAAGGGAGATGATGTTAGATATACCACTTCCTGTAACAGTGGTGAGTCTGTCTATATCTTTAGAAACCTGCCACAACAGATTACTTTCGTTTGACCAGCCTATTTGTTTATTAGGTATTGACATTCTTAATATTATTTATCTTATCTACTAATTTCTTCCCAGTCTATAGAAGCGTAAGCACCTAACACTCCTCCCACTGTATCTATGGCCATTTCTATAACAAGTTCATAAGGTATTCCAGCTAATCCGTTTCTCTCAAGCTGGTTAGTAAAAAGGGCTTCTTTGAGGATGTTAATTGATGGAGATCCCTGGTTAGATGAATTAACAAATCCACTAGCTAGAATTCTTCCACCTGTTGCACTTGTTCCTGTAATATTATATTCTACAGCAGAATCACCACCAGCAGGTAACCAACTTCCTCCAGAGATTGATACATTACCATTCAGTATTCTCCACTGATAGTTCTTTCCATTACCAAGTCCTAAAAGAGAAACAGCTGTTGCAATTACAATAGCATCAAGTCTTGTAGTCTTAAGTCTTATACCTACAATCGGATAGTATGTACCAGCTACAGCAAATAGTCTTGGTGCAGTGATAGATGTACCTATGGATTGTTGTTTTCCTCTAAGTTCATATCCACCCTCTGATATCACTGTAGAACAAATCTGCTTAAGTGTAGATGTTCCAGTTGTATCAGCATCATTGAAAAGCTCATAACGTAGTGGTAATGAGGCAGTTGTGATGTATGTACTAGTGATGATGTTAGCATGATTGAATGTATGGCAGACAATAAACTGTCCATTGATTACAAATCCCATACGTACAGAACCAACACCCAGCCACTCAAGGTCCATCCAGTAAATCTGAGCCTTGGTTAAATCAAGTGTGATTTTTGAGGGACCTGTTCCATCAAGCTTATCTCCATTCCAGTCTGATTGTGGTACAGGAGTTTCCACCAAAGAACCAGTGACAACACTTCTTCTTACAAAAGCTATGTCAGAATTTGCTTGTTCTAAATAAAACCCATTCTCATCTCCATAATATCCAACACGTTGTGTGAGTGCTGCTTTAGGAGCACTCATTACAAACGTATTAAGAACAAGAAGCGACTTACCTGGTTGGTAAGAAAACACCTTAATTGTTTCTCTCAGTACGGAAGATCCAGAAGCTGCTGTAACAGTCAAATCAACCAGTCCTTGATCACCATTAAATACAGCTGTACCACCAGTGGATGTTTCTGTAGACCATAGGTCATTGTCATCAAATCTGTGACTAGAATCAAACAGTGTAAATGGTTCAGATACTCTTTGTCTCCCAAATGCATCTGATGCAACAGCAGGCAATGTAACATTAATAGGATCTGTAGAAGATCCGTTAGACTTTGAACTTCTCCAAAATCTATCTAAATCATTCCAGATACCCCACAGGAGATTGGACTCCTGGCTCCAGCCTATTTGTCTATTAGGGATTGCCATAAGTTTACAAATCTATGCATTATTATCTGATTAACAATGAGCTATAATAAAATCGATTAACCGATTTAATTAAATTCACTATAATCAAATTGATTATTTTCCTTGACCTCTGTACTTAGATACAGGCTTGTCTTTTGGTCCTTTGGTTTTGGTAGCTCTTCCTTTCTTACGCTTACCAAAATTTATCTTTCTGGACTCTCCTGATGATTTTGATTTTGCCATTACAAGATAATTGATAATATAGTGATGAAAATAAAAATTCCATAATATGGAAAATATCCATACTTAGCCTGAAATCTATAAGACAGTCTGTCAATTATTGATGTGGTGGTAGATGATATGTAATCAAATCTCAATCCTCTCATTATATTCAGGGAGGTGTCGAACACCACTCTTCTAAGTGATAGGAGGCCTATTATAAAAAACCAGTCTTTTAGATATAGATATACAGGGAGCAGAAGAAGGATGTAAAACAGCGCATTTAATCCGTGATATATCCTTAAATGTAATTTGATGCGCTCAGCATCGTGATATGCTAGGATGAGATTCATCCCAATAAAAAGAAATGCTATGGCAAGCTTAACCAGCATTATGCCTCTAGTATTGCTTCAAGTGCAATCAATAACCCAATGATTTCCAACAAGATAAACACTAACCAGAACGCAGAATATATCTTATTTCCCTGGTCATCTTTAGCTGAAAACTTGTCTTTAAACCCTACATAACCCACCATAATAGATGAACCAATTAGAGAATAAATTGGTGTAAGCAGAAATACAAGCCATTGTCCACCATCATAAATCCATTGTCTACCTGCATCTGTTTTCCAGATAGCAATCTGGAGAAGTGTGGCTACCAAAAAGCCTATTACACCAAATAGACCAGCTTCTCTAATCTTTTTCATATTGTTTAGTTTTAATTTAAGATAGTTCAGCGTAGAACAACTTGAACTTGGATATACGATCAGCAAGTCCATGTGTTCCACCATTCACCTTTATAGTGACCTGTTTAACCACATCATCTGTAGCTCCTTTATCTGAAATAGCATTGAGCTTTGTCTTATCCCAGAACCATGCTGCAGAGAGCAGAGGATATTTTGAAGCCACCAGCTCAGGGCTAGCAATCAAATCCTCATCAACAAACTGGTCAAATGCTTTATAATTGTCCTTACCTGTCAATTGGATAGCACCCCTACCACGAAATTTGAACCCCTCACCAGTAGATTCATCACCATTTCCCATACGTGAAGCATACACCCTAGCCCCAATCTTCTCTGGATTACGTGCATACTTTTCAGCCAAAGCTCTATCAGGAGTACCATCAGCTTTCCTGAAGTATTTAGGGAATACAGTGAGCAATCCGTCTGTAGAATAGTTCAGATTCTCAGTGAACTTGCTAAAGTTACCACTCTCGTGGGCACATTGAGCAAGGAAATGGGCTAGTCTAAGAGGTGTATTAATCTTAAACTTCTCCATTACAGCTGGTATCTGCTCCATAATATTAGCAGGCACCTTAGTTTTAAGCCTCTCCAGATTCATCTTTCTTAGTTTTTATTGTTTGCCAAGCGGATATTCCAAGGGAAAGAGCAGCAAATGCTGCGGTTGCCTCTACCAAAACATCTGACGGTTTAATGTCTCCATGGGTAAAGCTGTTAGCTAATAGGGTGATACACAAGGATGTGGCAGCCATACCACCAAAGAATCTCTTGCTGCTAATCTTCCCATCCTCTGCAAAAAGACTCCATAAAAAGTTCTTAATCATTTTCATGTTCTATTACTGTTGAATCTACAGATTGGGCACTATCTGTGGTAATCTTTTTCTTACCCCAGAAGTTTGTCTTTTCTTTAATATACACAGTGTCTCTAACTGTGATAGTTTTTACAATCAATGCTTCTTTCTTCAGGGACTCATTCTCTTTCTTAAGTTCATCCACCTTATGTGCTATGTTCTTCTCAAGCTTTTCTATCTTCTTATCTACGCTTGGAATGTACACAAGAATGGAATCATGTAGTTTCTCAGAAGCTATCAATACACTATCGTAAGTTGTTTCTACGATAGGTTCCTCTTTTTCAGCAACTTTTGCCATACATGATGTAAAGAGGAAAGCAATCATTAAGAGGTAGATGTTTCTCATTTTATTTTTCCAAGTTCTTGTAAAAGAATAAGTCTAGATGTGGTAGCAGCAGCAATGCTGTCAGATTTCTTAAGTTGACTTGTGAGCTCATCAATCTTTGCTTCCAACTTTTCAATCTTCTGTCCCTGCTTTTCAATAAGTTCTCCATATTGCATTTTAGAATCAATGTAGAGATAGCCAATGGCTGCTAGGGTGATGAGAAGAAATGCCTTAACAGGCTCTTTTACAAACTGATCAAAACTGAACGAGGGAATAATTGAATTCTTTTTTTGCATTTTATTTAGAGTTTAATATAAAAACTTGCGCTATATACAGGCTTACCATTAGGGGCAACGCCTGCAGAAATTCCATATAACCTATCACGTTTGGTTTTGAGCATCAATCCAACGCTTGGATTTTGAACACCGCTCTCTTGTAGGTAGTCCATTATAGCACCCATATAAAGTTGTGCTTTTGGTTTTTCTTTTACAATGGTTGTGTTGGTTATTGTAGGAAATTTCAAATCTGAAGACAGAGATCTGCCTGCAAGTTTATTATATTGAACTGTATCCTGTATATATATTCGTCCAAACTCACCAAGTTTCATGGTGTCTTTGAACGTGTTTTTTGCGTAATATTTTGATAGGACCTCTTCCATCTGTGCAGAGTCAAGCACAGGCACAGGTACATAAATAGTAGTGTCATGATAGATGTCTTCTCCCTTTTTATATTTAGTTTCTTTCACCTTAACATATTGAGTATCAATCACTTGTTTAACAACCTCATACTTTTTACCACCCACAACAACTGTCTTACCTGGAACTACAGGCTTACCACACTCAGCTTTATAGAGCAGAATTAAAACTAATACTCCAAGAAGGATGTTTACTATTCGACTAACTTTCATTA